TCTGTAACTGCAAGTGGAGTAATCAAGTTCAAGTATGGACGCACGTTTTGTGCCATCTCATCTGCACGAGTAACTGCACCAACGTCAGGCTTGCTCATCACAATCCATGTATGGCCAAAGATGTTGGCATAGATTGCTGCTTGTTTCATAAAGCTGTCTAAGTCACGTCCTTCCCAATCGCAGTCTTCTAAGAAGTCTGGCAGAGTGGGTTCAGACTCTAATGTGCCAAATGTACGTTGTGGTGGCAATCTAAACATAAAGCTAATGTAAGTTGCAATAATACTGCGACACTGGTTGTCAAGAGGAGTTACAGCAGAACGTTGAGCATATTCGCCTTCACTTTCAAGTTGATAGCGAGTAAGATAACCGCCACGTTTGTATTCATCGCCGCCAACATAGCTGTCATGAAGAAAGATCCAACGATCTCGTGAACGATTGTGTAACGTGTTTGAACTTGCTGCGCTTGCATAGTCCTGTGAAATTACGATATCCATAGGTATAGGTCCTTAATTGATTTATTTAGCAAGTGCATGTCCAAATCTTTGTGGAGCACTTGGTGTAACGGGTTTGTTAATAGGATATAAGAACTGAATCAAATATGTTATTGCGTCACATCCATGATCAAATCCAGAATTCTTGTCTGGTATCATGGTACCTTCTTTGTAAGCCCAATTCTTCAAGCAGGCAATAGTTTTCTTGCATGCGGGGTCAATGTAGAAACGTGTAGAGCCATCATCACGTTTGAAAAACAAACTATTGCCACTGTTAATACGGTCACGCACTAATGGATGCTGACGATGATAACGAGTTTGAAACCCTGCCATTTCCAATAGTTTGATATCTGTATTGCCACCGGCACTGGTTTTGCGTTGTACACCTGCTGGGTCTGGGAATACTACAATTGGGTTAGTGGGATAACGATTGCGTATCTCATCAATCATCTCACTTGTATTTGAATTGTCAAGATAAATTTCATCGTACACTTCAAAACCAGTCTTGGTCTGTCGTCCTACTACTGCGGATGCTGGTGTAATGTTAAAGTCCATGCCAATGAACACTGGTTCAGATGGACCTGGCTTGCGTACTTCACGAATGTTATGCTCGCCAAAGTCCCCAAAGATAACACCTGCAAAGTTTTCCCAGTTTGCTAGATATTCTTGACTGAATACCTTTGGACTCAAGTCCTGGCGTGCTTGTTCAATTTCATCTGCATCAACGAATCCACCATCCTCAGTTGTGTATGAAAATGCTGCCCAATTCTTTTTAGTGAGATGGTTGTCGTATAAGTCACGTGCTGCTTGATTGCCTGCTTTGGGTGTGCCTGTGAACATGGCATGTCCTTGCTTGTCACTAAGCGATGGACGAATAATCTGGTGCCATATTTCTTCTAAGTCGATGTCGCAGAACTCATCAATACAAATAAAGTTGAGACTTTCGCCACGCAAGTTATCACCTTGCTCAGCACTCTTTAAACATATCATGCTACCATTTTTTAGACTTATACTAAGCTCTGACTCATTGGTGGTGGCAACCCAACGTAACTTGTTTAACTTCTTTTTAAGTTTGCTCCACACCAAACTCTTTATTTGCTGTCTACTATTGGCCAACATCCATACTACTGAGTTTGGCTTTGATGCAAAGCGGCACACTTCACGCATTGCAAGAAATGTTTTACCGCCACGACGACCAGCAAGCACTACACGAAAACGAGTGTTGCAATCAGCTATTTCTTGTTGCTTTAAACTTAATGCCATTATCTACAAAGAACATCGTTAATGTGGTCAGCCATCTTCATAAGTTCTTCTGGTGTAACATAATAATCTTGCGGACTGTATTCAATGACATCACTTGTTCTTAAAAAACTTAGTCGTATCATTTCTGGTGTTAGCCACGTTACTTTAACGTCGAGTGCATAACCAGTTCCAGCTCCTGAATCTGTGGTTTGTTGTATTCTCATTGCTCGTTCCTTAAACAGACTCTTCATCATCTACCATTTCAATTTCATCAGCATCAATTACATCATCATCAATTTCATCAGTCCATGGAAGCGGACGATTGTCATCATTGGCTTGCCCTTGATCATTTTGACTCAACATGTTTTTACCTAACCAGATTAACATTGTAGGATTGCCTTCAATTGCTACTCTAAGTTGTGCTTGACGTAATGATACACGCAAATTATGTCGTCCACGAACAAGATACAATTCGAAGTTCCGTCTTAGACTGTCTGGTGTAATACCAAAATATTTTGAAATTTCATTGTCATTGCAACCTAGTTGTGCCAAGTGTTCCACTTCATCAGGACAGACTGGTACTTTATTGCGGCCAGTAACGATAGCAAGTTTTGTAATCTCTACCGTGTGGCCAGTTTTTGGGCCTTGACGACCACGGCCATTGTCTCGTGAATGCTTGGCTGCTTCAATTTGATTCAATGCTTCTTTTTGTTCAGCAAGACGTTCTTGTGCCATGCGCCAAATTTGATTACGATGAGGAAATTCGTCGGGAGTGTTTTTATCTTCATTCATACTACTACTTAGCAGTCAGAAGAAAGCCCCATATCCGACCACGGGGCTTTCTAAGTTTGAAAGAGAAAATAGCCTAATAAAAACTCTTTCGTAACAACAACGGTCCTAAGGTATTATTTCTGTTATTGTTGCATTTACTTAGCATTGTCAATGCTGAGTTTAATTTCAAATTCATCTACTGGATTGTAATAATTTACTTCAACATGATGTTGTTGGCGAGTAGTTTCATATGGATAGCAGTTGCCATCTAAATCACAAACTTCTACAGTTTCTTTTATTTCAGGATCTTTGATCACATTGAACGAACATAGTCCTTTTAGGGCATCAGCAGCGAATTTTTGGATTTGCGGGTCAATGAATACTACTTGAGCCGCAGGACATTTGCTCATTACATTGCGTAGTAAGTCACGATTGGAAATTGGATATTTTATCATAATTTGGTTCTTTCTTAATTTACAGCAACAACAACAACTAATACAGTTCTAGTCACAGCAATGCTATACTTTGTATAATAAATTATTTTTGTTGTTTTATACTGTAGTACCTGTAAAACCCCTCTAGTGGCATCACTAGACACGAAAAAGTCTACAGGATCACCAGAAAAAGACGCTGTCTTTTACAGCGTCTTTCCTGTAAATTAATCAAATCTCCCCGTAGTAGGCGGCTTTCTGTTTCGAATTGCCTTGGCTAACATAGCCTCTTCCCCAGGAAACTTGTAAGAATGGTCAGGAAATTGTAGTTCTACCCGGAACTGCCATTTGCTATTTTGAGTGTAACCATGCGCTTTCATCCACTTACCAGCAATATTTAAATCTCGTTTTGTGGGTTTGCCCCAGCCCAAAGCTCCTAATATTGCAGTGGAGTTCATCCATTCCCCGGGACTGTGAGCTCCAGTTGACAAAATTACACCAGCATCTAGAGTTTGCTCAATAGGATCAAGTGCTTTAAATGATGCTTGCAGGGGTTTCATTTGTGCTCGTTCCACTGGACTCATAAACCAGCCCCACTCTTGATTTGCTTCACGATCGCTGGCAGTGCGAATCAGACCTGCAATTTGCACATAACAATGTTTCATTTGTGCCCAAAATTGAGCACAATCAATTTGTGCATGATGAAACTTATGCACAGCCAGAACCCAGAAACGACGATTTTCTTCATCTTGTAAAAATTCTGATTCATTCACTGATGCATAAAATACAGTACGTCTAGAATATTTGTTAGGCTTGCGTTCATATGGCGGACGCAACACATCCACTTTTTCAGTGATGAAACCCTTAAGAGCTTCCATTTCACTCTTCTTAAAGGTAGCATCCAACTCACCTAGTTCTGTAATCCAATAACCCAAGGCTTTGAAGATAGTATCTTTATTGCTCATGTCAAGAACAACTGCATCCTTGTTCCATTTATTATGAAACTCACGCGGGATAATATTTTCAATTTGGATAGTCTTACCCAGGCCCTGTTGCCCCTGCCATGTAAGCACACCTTCACAACTGAAGTTGTCATAGTACAGTGCAGCCACAGCACTCAAT